TTTCCAAGCAGCATACAGTTGTGCTTGTTTTTCTGGTGAACGGTATCCAGAGTTTACCTGAACAGTTTGACCAGTCTTTGCTTTAAACTCAGATGCAGCTTTTGTTAGCTTATCAGTTAGAGTGCTATTCAGACCTTCTAATGATTTGCCTGTTATTGCACTCTTATCAACCTTACCTTCTCCACCATATTCTTGTTTTGCTGCTCCAGAAATAATACCACTATGACCTTCTGGATGTCTTTCGCCTCCAGCATTTGGAGTTGCTGGTGGAGGTGGTGCAGCAGGAGTTGCTTGTTGTTCTTTACCATCTTTAGTTGGTTCGGGTGCAGAAGTAACTTCGCCAGTAACCTTTGGTTTTTCTTTTGGCTCTGGTTTCGTTGGTGTTTTGTCGTCAACTTTTAGACCTTTAAGATAACCAAGTCTTGTCATGGTATCTTTTTCAGCATACTGTGGGCGTTCATAATGTTTAACGACTGCCCACATTCTTTCTTGATCAGATAGACTTTCGTCCATCATAGCAGTCCATGCTTTATTATATGCTTTCTTAGTTTTCATTTCCCAGATAGCAGCTTTTGTTTGCTCTGCTACTGTCATCTCTTGTGGATACTTACCAAACTCTCTTTTAATTTCAGCAGAACGAACATCATCCCACTGAACAATACCTTGTGAGTAATGTGATCTGTCCCATCTTTTCAGTCCAGGACTTTTCAGTGATTCACCAGACATATTGGCAGTAAGGATCTTAGCAGCCTTTTCAGACAGTCCTTCACCACGTGCAGCTTTATACGCTTCTTGTTGATTCTGTGCGAGTGTTCCGGATGCTGGGATTGCTTTAGAATCGCCACCCATTTGTGAAAGAGCATAAGCACCAACACCTGCACCAGCGACAACACCTGCACCTGTGCCAAGGCTCTTCAGCGTATTCATAATACCGCCAAAGATAGAAGAATTGTTGTTATTGCTTGCTAACTGCTGCCAGTTACTATTGATTGTTTGGATACCACCAAACACATTCTTCATTTGTGCCAGCATTTCCTGCTGGATGTTGATCGAATCCATCAGATGAGAGTTCATCTGATCCATTTTGTTAGCGATCTTATTTGAAGAATCAGCTACTTCTTCGATAGATTCAGATAACCCAGCCAGTTGTTTTTTCTGGCTCATAATGCTGGTGCCAAGATCTCTGATAATCTTTATAATATTTTTATTGCTACCATCAGCTGCTCTACGGAATTCTCCCATAGAATTATTCATAGTCTGATTGATGCCTTTAGAAATATTTCTAAGAGCTTCTACGTGATCAGGAGCTTGTTGAGTTTCTTCAGCCATTATGCGTTTTTAGCCTCTTCTAGTTCTTTTAGGTATGCCAGAAGCATTTCAACGTAGATATCTCTTTCAAATGGCATCAGATTTTCAACATCAGATAAAGAATATTTATGATGCTGCACCAGAGAGAAAACAGTCTTATAATAATTACTAAGACTATTATAAGCCATTATAAGGTAAAAAAATCGTTCAACGAAGTCAGGACGATCTCTCTGTCATGATCCTTTTCATTCTTATATTTGATCGTATACTCCATGTGAGGAACTGCAAGAAGGAACTTTTGGATTTCCTGAAATGTTTTGATATTCAGATTCTCGAGGAAGTCAGATAGTTCTTTCTTCTTATAGTCCTTTGCTGAATAGATCTCGTCTTCGTAATATATCGATTCTATACAACGGAGGATAAGCTCAAACATATAATCCTTATCAAGCGCCATAAAGTCTTTGTCATCATAAAGAGCGGCTGACGGATACTTCATAATAAT